TGCACTCAATCCTGCTAATGCTAAAACTTGTTGTGTCTGACTTCCAGCCTTACCTAAATTACTAAGAAGAGCATTAATTCTAGAAAATTGGAACTTACCGAAAATTTGTTCGATTGCTCTTTGTCTACTCAGTTCGTCTAATCCAGATAGTGCATCTTGCAAATCTATTAGTGTGCCAATAACATCGCCAGCATTTTTATCAACAATTGATACTAGGTCTACACCAAATTCATTTAATGTTGCTGTTGTCTGCTTAGTTGGATTAATTAATGAAGCAAGGGAGGACTTAATAGCATTCGCTGCTTCTGATGCTGGTACTCCACCCTCACGCATAGCAACCATCATTAGTGCTAGATCTTCAATGTCTCCGCCAAGTCCTTGAACGACTGGACCAGCCTTGACAATTCCTGTAACTAAGTCATTAAGAGTTGTAGATGTTTGATTTTCTACAGCATTAAGGAAGTTGATTGACTCAGCCAATCCCTCTGTATCTTTCTTAAATACACTCTGAATTGACAAGGTGGCCCTCATAGCCTCTTGCCTATCTACTTCACCAAGTACTGAGAGTCGCATGGCTTCATTTGTTGCCGCGAGTAATTCGTTACCTTGTTTTCCAGTAGAAGCAATATCTGCTGCAATTCCAAGTGTCTCTTCGGCAGCAACACCCATGTTGGCTGCAATATCCTTAGCAAGACCTAATGTTTCTGCTCTTATTTGTTGTAGTTCTGCGGGGTTTACGATGCCTTTTGAAGCATCTCCATATACCTTAACAAGTCTTGTAAGTTGCTTGTCTGCTTCCATAAAGGTTTGGGCAGCGGCTGCGCCGAATAGTGTTAATGGTACGGTTAGACCGACTGTTAACTGACGACCAGCCCATTGTGTATTCTTTCCCCAGTTAATTAATTGTGTAGATCCACCAGCAACTACTTGTCTAAATATTCTATATTCTTGATTAAGAATTTGTTGCTTATGAATAGCCTCATCTACTCCAGTAGGAGTAATAACCATTGCTCTACCATCACCAGTAGCCATGGTCATAGAGTTTTGTAATCTTACTTGCTCTCTTGCTAGTTTCTGGATTTCTGTTTGTTGATTTTTAATGTATCCAGTAGCATTTCTAAAATATTCTCCAAGCCTTAAATTTCCTCTTTCAAGGCTGCGTCCAAAATTTTCTGTTTCAGATGTAAGACTTACCATCTTTGTCTGGAACATACCAGTAGATCTTAATTGTTCCGCCATTAAATCTGAGTACCGCTGCATACTAGAAATAGCAGTAGGACTCATAACTCCAGCAGTTGCCATAGAGGAGTTAATGGTGGCAATTTGTGCCTTTAGTCTGGCAAGTTGTCCTTCAAGTTGACCAAAATTACCAGTCGCTACAACATTAAGATCTATACGACTCAAGACTCAACTACCTCCACGGTAACATGTCCGATTCCCATACCTACTCCGAATCCAGCAACAGCAGCATCTGCACCAGAGAGATCTGTGATATCCATTGGCTCATCATCAGATAAATCAATTCCCTGGATTGCAGCAAAGAATCTCTGCTGTTCTCTTTGAGATTTTCTATGTGCGTTTAGAGTAGACAGTAATTCATCTACTGATAAGTTTTCTTCAAGTTCTTCGTAGTTTTTCCAGATTCCCAAGAGAAACGCCTCAGATTCCAGAGCGGCTAGGTCTAGTTCGTCCCAACTAGAGCCGCCCCTAGGAGATTTGGGTCAGTCATCTTTAACCCTCCGCAGATCTCCAAAATTTTCATCATTGTTGGTACATTAACTGCATCTTCAAAAGCCTCACGGTCCTTAGACAAATGTGGTGCTGACTTTTCCATGCAAACCATCGCTGCCTTGATAAATACATCAAGGGCGTCTTCCTCAGACTCTACTTTTTCAGCATCAAGTTCTCTGATAACGTTCATAAACTTTTTTAATGTTTTAATTGGTAATGGCTTTACAGTAATAACCTCGCCATTTTCTAATTCTAATTCAGCAATATCATAAATAGCAGTTGGCATTTTTCCTCCTAATAACCTAATAAAATTATATCAAAACAAGGTAGAAAAACATAAAGATGAACCCCGCCTTTTGAGCGGGGTGTCACCTTGAAAATATTAAGTTATCAGGAGTAAACGCGATCAAGAATCTCGCCGTACTCAGCACCAGCAAAATCGTCATCTGGGAGACAACGGAATGTAACTGGATAAACTGTTGCTTCGTTTCTACGGAGAGCGTGGGAAACGGTTTCCATAGAGAGAACGCGACGAGCGAGATAGACTCTTTCTGTCTTTGTTGGATTTGCTTCTGTTGTTGGTCCAGGACCAATAGCAATCAAAGATCTTTCTACAGGGGCTTCACCAAGCGCACCAGCAGCAAGTCTGAGGACGTTCTTACCGCTACCATCAGCGTTAAGTGTTCCACCGTATGATCCTGCTCCAGCCTCTGATCCAAGTGCATTTGTATATACACTATTAACCTGAGAGTTGTTTGACTGTCCAAAAGCAGTACGAACGTTTTGAAGAGTTCCCTCACTCATGGAAGTACGGAGCATAACGCGCAACTGGGTCTTGAAGATACGAGCAGAGTCAAGCAACTGGTCAACCTCAACTTCACCATATGTTGGTTCGTATGAGATTTCGAAACCTTCAGATGTGTATCCTGCGTTTCTCCAGTCTGCTGATGCTGTTTGCTCTAGGTAAGTTCCTGCGGCTACTGAGCCAAATGTTGGCATTACCTTTTTGTAATTTGCAATGTCTGTTGAGTCGCCCTTAGAGATAAAAACCTGAGCGGCACCAACGATAATATTGCGAACTTCACCCTTATCGGCCATCTATTTGTTACACCTACCTTTCAGATATATTTTAATATCTGGTTTAGCACTTTCCTCTTTTATATAATAGCATGAACAATCATTAAGACAAAGGTCAGGAGAATCTTCCATTAGCATCTAGAATTCTTGCATATTTATAGGAAATCTCTACTGAGCCAGCCATCCTTCCACCCTCTTGCTCAAAGGGTGCTGGGGCCGTAGCATTATTAAGAGCGATAGAATAAAACTTAACTTTATCATTTAATGGATTATATAATTGAACATCTTTACCTGAGTCATCAAGCCTCCTGAATAGATCAATCATGAACTCAGTTACTTCGGATATTTTGGATACGCTTGTGGATATTATTGTGTAGAGCATTCTTTCTTCACAAATCCACCATTGATCTCCATATCCTTCAACTTCGTAGTCATAAGTTATGTATGGCTCATCAGGAATAAGATTGTTAAACTCTGGGATCTCTTGTATGGGAACGATAGGTATTATACCCTTAGTGAATCCATCAGGTCTATAGTTTTCTGCTAGCATTATTCCAGAATCATTTAATTCACTCCACAAGAAGGAATTGATTACTGTTCTAGCATTTTTTGTATAGTCTGCCATTTTAGATTACACTCCCAACAGTTTTATATGCAGATGTAGATCTAAATATTGCTTCTCTAACGCTAGACCTACCCGCACCTTTTCTATTTAATGCTCTAGCAACATTCTTTTGTATGTTTAAAATAACTCCAGAGTCATCTAGTATGGTTGGGAAGTTGATATTCCACCATGAAATAAAATGTTTGCCGAAAGACCCTTTTACATCGTTTCCTCCTGGATTTCTAATACTTATAGTCTTTCCAGGTGGTACAAAAACTACAGACCTTTTATCTGGACTGAAGGCTATTGTTCTAGTAGTAATAAATTGTACTGGCTTCCCAGCCTCCATAACATTAGCCTTATCTTTGAATACGCCACTTCTTTTTACTACCGCTCCTGTAGCGCCTGGATTTTTAAGAACTGGCGCTATTGGAGATTGCTTCTTAGAATTATTAAATTTGTTATATATGGTAGCAGATCCTGCAGAGGCATTTCTTTTAATTATTCTAAATAATCTTCCAGACTCTTTACCAGTTTCCTGCCACTCATAAACATGGTGAAAGGCACTTTTATTTGATCTTGCATACATGTTAGTAGTTTTAACAAATTTTAATGCTGCAATAGAGAATGCGGTATCCATGAGTTCTTTTTGGGTATAAGAAGTTGTTAATTCTCTTATTCCATCTATTTTTTTATTTACTTCAGCAAAAAGTTCGGCCTCAGATGAAGGATCTATTTTAACATTAATCATTTGACTGCACCATAACTCTTTTAAGATGGTTTTCATAATATTGCACGTTACCAAATATGTCTACGATTGGATGTGAAGCATAGACCTCAAATATAGTACTGGGCTGAGAAATTCTATCTATTTCTTTATACAGTTCTTTTTTAGAAGAGTTTCTTATGTTAGTTACTCGCCATCTTTTACTTAATTGCTCTGAAGTATGCATTTTTATTTCTAGGTCTTCAGTATATTCTTTTGAAAAGTTTTTGTTATCAGATGTTGCAGATCCACCGCTTTCTCTGATTGGAATTATTGCACAGGAAATTGGTTTAAGAACTACCCATCTCCTAGTTATTTCATTAGTGTCAGGGTCTTGATCCCTAATTTGATGTAGAAGTTCAGCAGACATTGAGAATAAAGAACTTCTGATACATCCATACATTAAATAATCACAGCCTGGATCATTCTAAACTTTTGCAGGATTGCATCTACTATTGCATTACCTGTTCCAAAGTGGGATTGTCCAGATAACTCTACTGATAGTTGTCCACTATTAATTTTCTTAACGTATCTGGTTCTCCAGATGCTATCGCTGCAAAGTAGGTCATTAACTAATAGGAATGCTGATTGCTTTACTTCTGCTGGAACGTAGTCCCAGCCCATAATTCCAGATACTTCATACCTGTATCCATCTCTAAATCTTCCCTTGGTTAATCCAGTATAGTCAAATTCTTCTTGTTCATCTATGTCATCTCCTGGATTTGGTGGCACGATTCTTAATCCATATGACGTTTCTGTTAATTCAATATCAAAACCGAATATATTATAGTCTGTTGCTGAATCTACAACCAACTCATCATTTTCTTTTAATGATGTAACAGATATCATTCTTGCTGGTAGCAAAAGCACATCTGCTCCAGATCCATATGCTACAACTGAGCCTTGAGATTTGCTTATTGAGAATCCTAGATAATTATCTATCATCATTCTAGCAACTCTTTCTGCACCTACTATTTTTTCATATGAATAGTAATTAGCATCCTCAGGTCTTGAGGAGAATCCTAGTTCTGTAGATATCTCATCTGGTGTTGCATATGGAGTAGAAACATATACATATTCTGTTTCTTGATTTAATCTAGAACTAATAGTATATGACCATACTACCTTTAAAACCCTGTCAAAAGAGGTGGCGGAGGCTGGTAGTCTATATTGGTATTCTCCAGGATAGTCTGAGTCAATTATTGTTGGAGATCCGCTAACTACTGCCTGCCCCGTTGCTGCATCAGTCACTACAACTGTAGGATTTGAATCTGGCGCTGTAGGCAATCCATCTTCATAAGTTG